CCAGGAAACTTGTCCTTGATCATACGCTCGATACGAGCATCTTCAAGGATGTTCAGGTACGACTTGATACCCATACCACGAGCATCGATCTCACCATGCCAACCCTTGGCAGGAGTATAGAGTGCGTGACCAACTTCATGACCAATAAGCAGGTCATAAAGATCGTTCGACATATCCTTCCAGATCGGGAGGATGAGAGTGCGGTTCTTGAGATCGAAGGCAGCAGTCTGCACCTGCTGGTGTTCGACGCGAAGGTTCTCAGTGGCAAGCAACCGAGCGAGCGTAGATTTTTGGTTCGTATTCATAACAGCACCTCATTCATAATCAATATATACACTCTACCCTATTTTAGCAGAAATGTCAAGCCCGTTTACGATAAAAATAATAAATTATTCCTCCGACAATCAGGATTGGAATGATATTGGTTAGGACGAAGGCGACCAACGACGATAGGACATACAAAAACAGTAGGATTATGGTCGCCAAAAACAGAACTTGCACCATAACGAAAAATTCCTATCAGTTACAACGTGTCACTCGCTGATAATATGGACGACCATAGTAGTCGTAGCGTGTTTGGATTGCGTCATAACATTGGCGACGATAGTGATACTCATATTCGCGCTCATAGACTTCGCGCTCAACTTGACGATCTTCTTGACGAGTGCGGTCTTCTCGACGATTACCATTTACAGCAGCACCGAGGATAAATGCACCAACACCAAGAGCAATTGCCTCGCCAGTGTTCAGACCACGATGGTGTCTACCACGTTCGCCATCACGATGGCGTGCTTCCGCAGCAACAGGCGTGGCAAGAACAGCAACAGCAATCAAACCAGAAACGATATTCTTAATCATAACTTTCTCCTTCTATTGTTACATTCTAACTCGAAACAGGAAAAATGTCAAGCCTTAAAAGCGAGTCATAGTTCCATCATGATGCGCAAGATATGCTTCAAAGGAAACGTTGGGATATTCTTTTGCTAATCCCTTGAACATTTCAAGATTTGAAATCGCATCGTCAAACAGACGAACACGAGCATACTTACCCGTATCGAGATATTGTTTGATATAAATTTTCTTACCAGCGGCAGAGTTCGGAGCATTAAGATTACCAGAACGATGAACGTGGATATCGTCAATGTCGATACCTTGCTTCCGGAAAGTGTCTAGGAAAATGTCACGGTCGTCAAAGTCTGAGCGAGCAGTGATGACAATCATCTTACTACCCTTTGCCTTGACGTTCTTGTGAATCGCAATCAACTTTTGGATTGCCTTCGCGATGGGTTCAGAAGTATCGCGGAAATGCTTGGCGTCCTTAAACTCGCGAAAGTCGAAGGTCTCACCAGCGTCAAGTTTATATGTGTTAAACTCTTGATTGGTCAGTTTGCGAACAACATCTGGACCTTTCATCACATAGACCAGTGCTTTTGTGTTGAAGAGGGTCTCGTCGATATCCCATATGGTTAGACCAGAACCCTCTTCGCGTTCGGCAATATATTCTTTAAATCCAATCATGCAATCAATATACCTGAGTTTTAGTAAAAAGTCAAGCCTATTTATTGTTCTTGGATTTTCTTTCTCGTTTTTTTCTTCGGAGTTTCATCCCCAGAAGGTTCTTCTTGCACCTTCACCCGATTCTCGAGTCGCTTTGCAACTTCCTCGGCGTCCAACCAGATGTCCTTGTTATCAAGCATCGACTTGATTTCGTCGGTTGTCAGGAAGTCCTTATAGAAAGAGGTGAACAGTTTCTCTGACCAAGAACGGAAGTGCGTAATCTGGTCATACATCTCACCACCCTTACCAATAGTTCCACTCGAGTAGTTATGGAACATGAACATGGTATGGTCAGACAGTTCGTAGCGATCGCCGCTGAGGAAAACCAGAGTGGCAGCACTCATACAGATACCCTCAACCGAACATACGATTGTTGCATTTGATTCTTGAATTGCGCGAACCAACTGCATAGCAGAGAACAGGTCGCCGCCTTCACTGTTAATACGAATGTAGATAATGTCAGTTTCACCTGCTGCTCGCAGGATTTGAAACCATTCAACATATTCTTCTGCTGGTTTGATCTCACCGCACAGATAAAATGTTACTGCAGTTGCTACTGGTTGCGTAAAGAATTTTGGTTTTTGAGGAGCATGTTCATACTCGTTCATAATATCTCGTGATCGCGGTGATCTTGTCAATTTGATTGTCAATGATTGGTGTCCTATTCGGCCAGTGGATGTATTCCTTTTCAGGATTTTTCATCAAATTATAAAGGAGAGGCAGAATTAGATCTTCTACCTCTTTTAGTTTCATAGCAACATCTGCTTCAACAAGTGCCTTGAATTGTGCAACTTGTTGTTCGGTATCCATGCCAAGCAATCTCGATTCGAGATCGTAGAGTTTCGCCATAATCTCATCTTTGAGATCGCCAGCATCTATTTTCTGAGAACTATATGGTTCTTGGACATGAATTACAGTTTCAGTTGGGTCTTCGAATGTAAATCCGAAATCGTAATTATTGGTTGACATTTTTTCTAATGTACCTCTTTGCTCGTTTTTCTAGGGACTTGAGTGCCATCTCTCGCTTCAACTTAGATGCTCTATCCATAAAATTCAAACCGACCATATGATCGTATTCATGCAAGGCAATGCGTGCTTCCAATCCTGCGAGTTGTTCAACAACATATTCACCAGCAACATTCTTATACGAAATGGTAACTTCTTTTGGTCGACGAATATTTAACCAAAGACCAGGAAGACTCAGGCAACCTTCTGCCGCAAGTTCTGTTTCCTTTGACACACCAATGATATTGGGATTAAACATATTCTTCCGATTATCATCGGCAGTTCCCATCACAAAAACTCTTGCGTCGATACCAACTTGATTGGCAGAAAGACCAAGTCCTCTTAGTTCTCGACATTTTGCCCAAAGTTTATCGGCGAGTTCCTGTGCATTCTGAGTTTCAAAATCAAATTCAGTAGGGATATCCCGTAGAATGGGATCACTAATTTTCAACAGTTCCATTATACCACCATTTCACTATAGTTATTTTTCTTTTCAAACTTGATCAAACTGCGAAACTTATCGAACAGTTGATCACCCTTGTGACTGATAACAAACGTATTCGTTTCCTCACCAAGAGTATCTAACAATGCCATGACGTAATCTGTTCCATTGTTATCTAGAGAACTGTCAAAGACTTCATCAAGAATCAACAGGTTAGTCGCAACGCTGTTCTTCATCTTAGCAATTGTGCGCCAAGTAAATAGCAGTGCCAAGTCAATTCTCTGCTTCTCGCCTTCGCTAAACGAAGCGTAACTGAAATCGTCGCGATGACGAGACTTGATTGTTTCATCAAACTTCTCGTCAAGATTAAACTGAACAAAGAAGTCCATGGCAGTCAGATATTTATTCACCAGTTTATTGATAACTGGAAGGTATTGCCGAATAATCTTAGTCTTAATACCAGTGTCCTTGAGAAGTGTCGACACAGCGTCCATGTAATGCTTTTCTTCATTAAGTTTCGCCTTCTCAGAATTCTGCGCAAGAACATCTTTTGCGAATTCTTTCAACTTATCTTTCTCAACGTCTATATCTGCAGTCTTAGTCGTGATGTCATTAAGTTCCAGATTCAGTGCTTGGATTAATCGTTGCGCAACAATAATTTCATTATTGTTTGAAAGTATCTCCTTGTTAATCCTGGAGATTTCTTCTGATATTGTCGTATCTTCTGCAATCAGTTCCTGAAGTCTCGCAAATTCTTCCGAGAGTTTTGCCATTCCTTCGTTGAGGGTTTCGACCTTACTCTTGCGTTCATCCACGAGGGTGGACTTGTGCTCGTGTGATATTCCTTGCTTACATGTCGGGCAATCATCCGTGTCCTCATAGAAAGAAATTTCTTTTTGGATATCGCGGAGTTGGGTTGAAAATTTGGTCTTGAAAGATTCAAGTTTCTTTTGCTTTGTGGCGAGGTCGCCGAGCGCTACCTTCGCATCTTCTTGTGTAATCTTCTTACCCTCGAGCGTAGTAACAAGACTTTGGAAACTGGCGATCGCAAGTTCGCCCTCCTCAATTCGCGATTGAATTTCATCAACACGTTTCTCTTTGTTTGCCTCAAGAGTATCTACATATTCTTTCTGAAGTGTTGCTCTTTGTTTCAGAACCTCGAGACGATTATCTGCAGCAGTCAACTTATCTTTGACATCATTGATCTTGTCTTTCAAGACAGTGTTCATGGTAGTAAAGATCTGAATGTCAAGAATGTCTTCAATAATTTCTCGGCGAGTAAACGCAGGAAGTTGCATGAATGGAGTAAACGATGCGCTTCCCAGAATAACAATCTGAGTAAACGATTTGTAATTCATCTTGAGAATTGATTCCTCAAGATACTTCTGGTAGTCACGAGCAGCAGCGTCTTGGTTAATAAGATCACCGTCTACGTAAATCTCAAACACATTTGGTTTAATTCCACGCACGATCTTATATGACTTGCGACCAGTCTGAAATTCAATCTCAACCATCAAGTTCTTCTTGTTGATGGAGTTGATCAACTGTGGTTTGTTGATGTTACGAAACGGTTTATTGAAGAGAGCAAAGCAAAGTGCATCGAGCATAGTCGATTTACCACCACCATTTTCACCAACGATTAGGGTGCTGGGAGAACGATCCAATTTAATTTCTGTAAACTGGTTTCCAGTCGACAGCATGTTTTTCCATCGAATAGTATTAAAATTGATCATACGGTAACGTTCTGTGCCTCAACATAGAGAGTCTGTAGAATAGATTTAATGCGAGTCTTTTCTAGATCAGTTTGAATAGTATCAACAAAATCAGAAAGAACAGTCATGGTATCTTCTACACTCATTTCTTCATCTTCGAGTGCATCTGTCTCGAACTCAGAGAAGTCTTCAATAATCTTCAGTTCTAGAAGATTGCAGTCATACAGTTTATCAACGAAGCGATCAAACTTATAGAAGTCTGTTTTCTTTACGACAACTAATCGAACACAACTCCCCACAAGTGTGCTAAGATCAAGCAAACTAGGGTCACCAGTAGTGTCATCATAGTAGATTTTATGAAAGATTTTAAATGGGTTCTCATGAAACTCTACCTCATTCGTTTCCGTTTCGTAAATATGATACCCTCGCGGATCATTATAATCGCTCCAAGTAAACTCATAGGTATTACCAAGATACAAAATATTACCAACGCGACTGCGATGGTGGAAATGACCAGAACAAACGAGAGGAAATCTATCAAAACTCTCAGTACCCATTCCGTGGTCATTCTTATGCCCACGATACATTTCGAAACCTGAAAATTCAAAGTGTCCAAATACTGCTTGTGCATTACTGTTTTTCACAACCTCCATAGTTTGATCATAGTTACCCGAACAAATCCAAGGAACAAGCAGTAGATTCTTTCCGTCTAATCTAATTTCTTCTGCGTCAGAATATGTGATTACGTTAGGATATTCCCTAAGAAGCAGATCGAGTGCGTTGACTTCATTGGTGTTCTTGAAGAAAGTGTCGTGATTTCCTGCAATCATGTGAACCTCGATACCAAGTTCGGCAGTTCGATCAAAGAAATACTCACGACACTTCTTTAGTGTATTGAAATTGATATACTTCCGACGATCAAAAACATCACCCAGATGGATGATGGTTTTAATTCCTTCGCGTTCGAGATGCGGGAAGAAAACTTCTGTGTAGAATTTATTAAAGAAGTTATCAAACGGAATTGAATCCGATCGCGCACCGAAGTGGGTGTCGGTGATTAATGCAACTTTCATGTGTTAAGCAAAACGACCGATTGCGTTAATCTCGGAACGGATTTCTTTGTAGTGACGATCCATAATTTCCACGACTAGTGCCTTTTCGGTTGGAGTTGCACCTCTGGCATCAACATAAAGATTCGCGTTAAGAGTCATTTCACCAACCTCTGTTTCCATGTCACTGGTCATATCACTATAATGCATGTGCGTATTCAGTTGCATATCAATCTCGCTTAGTAGCAGGGGCAGAAGCATTTGCGTCAGGCGTAATTGCATTTTCAACTGCTGCCTGTGAAACTTCTTCGGGATCCGCATCACCCTTAGTACGAACTAGAGTAATCTGTCCACCACAGATCATATAGTGCTGTCCTGATCCGAGACGACTAGATTCGAGATAGATGCATCCAGGATTTTCCTGCGAGATCTGAGTAACTTCAATCTGGTGACCAACGGTCTTGGAGTAGATACCATAACCACCAATAATAAACAAAGTACCAAACACAACAGTTGGCCAGTTGTCACCAAACCACTCACTAAACTTATTCATAATACCTCCATCATTTTTGACTTCCTTCACTATACCTGATTTCTCAGGGAATGTCAAGGGAATTTTCTGGTTCTTTGTCGAAATATTTTGGTCTTCGCTTTTTGAAGACTGGTTTTGCTGCTCCATCTATTTGTTCTCCATCATATGCTTCGTCAATTTGTTTGCGTAGATAATTGATAAATTCATTTGTATGTTCAGAACCATCTGCATCCTCAGTAATTAGTTGACTGATGTCGATGTTCTGAATATATCGATACTTGGTTGCTGTATACTTCTTCTCTTTCTGGATACGGCGTAAGAAGGCATAGTAAGTAATCTGAGTGAAGTAAGCAAAGGGATTGCTAGACTTAGCAGGATCGAAGTTGTCGATGTAAGTAATACAGTTTTCAATACCATCTAGGATCATCTCCTCGCGATAGGTGTAGTTGATGAAGTTGGATTTGTATGCCAAGTGATTGGCAATCTTAACAAAGCATTCACCAAGATAATTGGGAACGCGAGGTTTCTGTCTGTCTTCACTCTTTGCGAGTTGCACAGAGTTGCGATATTCTATCATCGCTGCTAAAAATTCTTGGTTGTTCACATAATGAACATTGTTTTTTCTGTTTAGTTTTTTAACCATTATGTATCCTTATCTTTCAGTAACCTTTATACCTCTAAAAACAATAAAAGTAAATGTTTTTTTCAGAAATAGCTTTACTAAGTCACGTTTTTATAGTATAACGACTATGTCGCCTATGAAAAAATCAATTTAATAAGTTTCTACTACGTAATACTTCTGCTTCGAAGTTGAGTTCTTCGTAGTCTTCCTCTGGGGGCAGAGGGGCAACATCCCGTGGCAGTTCCACGTATTGTTTATATTGCGCCAGGAGTTGTGGTCGGAGAGAACAGGTCAGAAGAATTTCTGAAATTGGAATACCATATGAGGTATTAGCAGAAATTCCAATCCAAGGTTTCAGTAGAAACGTTTCACCCGCCATAGCATTTTGCATTACTGGAATTGCTACTACTGCGATTGGGTTCTCAACAAGAGCAAGTCCATCTTTATATTCAAATATGCTGGCGATTAACACCTCGCCGCTCTTCATTTTAATTACTTGTGGATTATCATCCATTCACTGGTATCCTTACAATTTTGTATTTGAAACCTTCTTCATTGTATATTTTAATTCTCTCGACCATGTGGGTAAGAGTATAATTTTTTCTGCTCTTCCAACTTAGGTCGTCTCCAATGTCAAATAAGTTACAGGCAGTTTTATCATTACCTTTACGAAGACCACGACCGATCGACTGGAGATTTCTAATCCTAGATTTAGATGGCGATGCGAAGATAACATTATGGAGGTTACGTATATTTATTCCCGTTGAAAATGTTCCATACGAGGCAATAATAATTGCATCATTTTTTGTTTCTGTAATCTGACGAACTGACTCTCTATCACCAGTATCTGTTCCGCCATGAACAAAGAAGACCTCACGATTTGCTGCTGCTTTTTCTCTGATCATATCATATAAAATTGCACCGTGTTTCTCTACAAATTGAAACAGCACCAGAGTGTTACCCTTCTGAGTAGTAGCAAGGTTTTTGATAATATTGTTGCGCTTTTGATGCGATACCAACCAGTCCATTTCTTCTTGGTATGTTAGTTTGGTAACTGCCTTTCTTTCCTCCTCGGAATATTCTAAAGCAAGACAAGTGATATTCAGATCAGCAACTGAACCCTGATCCATAAGTTCTTTGGTGGAGATAACTTTCTTTACCTTACCGAAGAGACCCTCTAGAACCAACTTATGTGTCTTGGTACCATCAAGAGTACCAGTAGTTCCGATTCTAAACTTTGTGTTTACACATTTATCGAAAATAGAGGTTAGCGATTTCGCTTTGAAAAGATGCGCTTCATCCCCATAAATGACATCAAACTCATCAAAAAACTTTTTAGGCAATTTGTAGATTGATTGCCACGTTGATATCGTAATGGGATACTCATTCGACTTCTCGAACCCTGAATAGATTCTCGCACAATTGTAACTTGCTTTCCAGTCTGTTTCTGAGGCATAATCTTGAAAGTCCTTATACATCTGTTCAACCAGAGATGTGGTTGGAACAATGATTAGTTGCTTGCGCCCAAACTGCTGATGGTAACGCATTAGTAGATAGATGATTAGAGATTTACCAGAGGCAGTTGGAGAGAGCAGCAGAGTGCGACCAATACGAATCGCATACTTTACAGCGTCTAACTGATAATCTCTTGTTTGTATGGGATTACCTTGGGAGTGTAGATTTAAAGAGTTAGCAAACTCTGTCACATCTTCGAGACTTACTGGATCGCCGATCCGTTCAATATCGAGATCCACTTTATAGTCTGAACGTTCTGCGAATTCGCGAAGATATGGCAGTAATCCAACATAAAGTTCTTTGGTCCACATATTGAACAGTCTTGCTTTACCATCCCACATACGTGCTTTGTATAGCGGCATGAAGCGTGCACCTGGAACGTCGAACGTAAAGAAATCGTTCAGTTCCTGTGCGATGCTGGGATCAGATTCAATATGAAGATGGACTTCATTCTTTTTGGTTACTTTTAAGTCAGACACTACATCAATCCGTTGGTGAATTTCGTCCATTCAATGGCATTTTTGATTTCCCACGCACGACCATTCAAGGAACGAATGATTTGCTCTAACTGGTAATGGACTGCTTTTATATATTCGACTTTGTCGATCGACTTGATGACATCTTCGTCGCAGTTGATAATCTCATCCATTTCATTCTTGAGTGGTTTAACACCTTGGTATTGTAACCATCCATTGTCTTCTAGTTCTTCGCGTGTCATTTCTCCGCGATAGTATTTGAATTTGTTTCTGCGCAACCGTAGATTATCTGCTTCAAATTTTCGCAGTTGTAGTTTTGAATTTGTTAGCAGATTCAAATACTTTGCATGTAATTCTGCTGTTTGTGTGGATGATTTACCAAGATCAAGATCATTAATCTTACTATCTTTATTCCACATTTCTTGAATTTCAGTAAGTTTCATAATAACACCATAATATTTAGAGGGGTTCGATTGTATACCTTCTGTATTTGAAGGCAGCAATACCAACAAGGTATTCTACATTTCCACTGGCGATATCAAAATCCAGTGCTTCTAGACTGACAGGAAAAAGATCATAGTATCTGATCTTGACGTTTGGATTGTTGTCCGAGTCTAGGATAAAGAAATCTGCGTCAGAGAAATTGGTTACTGCGCCAAGACGCTTCTCTGGAACTGCTGGGAATCTGTATTGCTGATCAGCATTCCATTTCTTATATTGTTCATGATTATCTGGGAAAGAAAGTCCAGTCAACCAATTATATAGTTCGATGTAATTCGACATATTTTCTTGGACTAGAAAGCGAATAATTAGTTCGCCATACTGTGGTTTTTCACCAGGATTAAAAAGAGGTGAGAGTGGAGTCTCTGTTGTAGTATAACCAATGCTGAATGCAGGGATATTTGCTGCCTGACAGAAATATGAAACGTTCGGCAGAGTGTGAATCTGGAACTTAAATCCGTTTGGTTTTAGATAATCGAGATCACTTGGTTGACTGCTCGACCAAGATGCTTCTGATACATTTGTTGTATTGGATAACATAAGACTTTCCTCCCTCATATTTATAATGAAAATGGGGAGAGCATTTCTGCTCCCCCCAGTTTCTTAGCAACCCTCTCTCTAACGGAGAGGTATCGATTACATAAGGTTAGTAACCTTAACGCGACGATAGTAGTGGTTGCGGTTGGCAGTGAATGTATCACCGTCAGTTGTGCCGTCCGACTTAAGAACGAATGGGTTAGCGATCATGCCGTAACGAGTCTTGAAACCAATTTTTGGTTGGAAGGTGTTAGGATCGATAGCACGAACCATTTGTAGTGGAACGTATGGGCAATAGAAGATACCAGCGTCGTATGCGTTTGGACCCTTATAACCAACAACATAGAACTGCGATGCAGCACCAGTGTTTGCTGAATATGGATCAACGTATACCTTGTAGCGTCCGTTCAGAGTACCAACAAAGGTGTTACCTGTGTCGTCTGAAGAAAGAGTTGGCGAACCACCAAGAGCGCCACCTGTATCCAACATACCTGCCATACCAAGAGCAGCAGCAACGTCTGACGAACAGACGATGAAGTTACCCTTACCACGACGGGTGTCTTGCGCGATTACGTTAGCATCACGTTCGATGTTGAACAGAAGACCCTTGAAGCGTTCTACGCTCCAACGACCGTTTGAGTCAACGTCAAGGTCGAAAGTACCAGCAGTCGCAGTCGAAGCAGCACCAGTCTTAGCAACCTTATAGATTGTGCGGATAACTTCACGGTTGATTTCAGCA